TTGGTGGCTTCTCTGCTCTTTTCTTGAGTGCTCTTGCGGCTGCTGTCTGTGCACCTTGAGGAGGTTTGAATGATATGTGTGAATATTTCTTTGGAGCAAGCGCAACGGCTTCACTCTTTGCCTCACTCTTTTGAGGATGGCCTTTGGGAAGCAAGTCAAGGTCTGTGTTATATGCTTTCTTTCTTTCACCAGTTCCAACTAGTTTAAGGAAAGCCTTAACACGAGCTAAGGCCCATTGTTCACGACTGCTCACGTTGGGACGGTGAGAGACTGAAAATGCACCGGCTCCTCTTCTGTACACTGCTTTGAGCATGCCAAGGTCAACTCGCTTTGATGGAGCTTTGTACTTGTCATTGTGCTTGTTGCGAAGATTGACGAGTGCTTTTTCTGTCTTGTCACTGATCTTGATTGATCCACGAGATCCACTTGCAGAACCTTCAGGATTCTTCTTTGATCCTTTGATTCTGTCTTTTGGTGGAGCTGGTGTTTGTGCCTGTGTTCTTTTCTTCTTAGCCATTGCGCCTCCTTGCTTTGATCAATTGCTCTGCAAGAAGTGCACTTCCACCACTTTGAGAAGATGAGGCAGCTCTCTCGATAGCTGTTCTTTGTGCATCTTCAGGAAGATCACCAGCACCAAGTCTCTCACGGATTGCTCTCTCAAGTTCGTCATCCGGGGTCAATAGTCCAAACTGAACAAGTGGTCCAAGCATGCCGAGACTGTTTGCAAGATCATCAGTGTCAAGACCTGCATGTGTCAATCGTGGAAGCTTGGAAGCCTCAACAGCTCCATAGTTGAATCTGATCAACCTGCCAATTGTGCCACCACCTCGTCGACCTGGTCCACTCACTTGAGCAGCCACAACATCACAAAGGTTGATAGCAGCACGACGGAAAACAGAGAGATGAACTTCACCCACTGATCTTGACCCGGTGTCACTTATTCCGAGGTTTGCGAATTGAGCAAGGAAGGCTTGACTGATTTGATTGTCACATTCTTTGATAATATCGAGAGGACCTTGAGCATAAAGATTCGGAGCTGCGGCATATGAATCAAACTTCACAGCACCATTCTCAACGAGGTAGGATTGCTCAGCAGAAAGGAACGCTTGTGCTTGTGCCTCGGCATCATTGATCATTGCGTCAATGTCACCGTCAGTCAATCCGAGTGCTTCAGCTTGTGACCTATCAACGATCACCTTTGGAGTTGGGACGGCCCAACGATCCAACCCAACGCACATCAGATTTGAAACACGTTGCTTTGTTCTCCACCACCACCAAACAGGACGAAGCATGCCAACTCCCTCGAAGTTAGAACCCGTCCTGTTAAGTGTGAGGAGAAGGAGCTTGTTTGCTGGTATGGGTTGAGGAGTCTTGCCAACACCAACGACGGTTTGAAGTACACCGTCAAGATGTTGACCATCACGACTCAACCACTCATTATGTGCAGAAGGTTCTCGGTCTGCATAATAATCAAGAAATACTTTTGTTCGTCCCTCGGCATCGAGGCCAACCTTATAGATCTCTTCAGCGTATCGATACCCAATGGTGACGTATTCAAAAAGATAACCTAGTTGCTCCTCCCATGAGACTGACATTTGACCTGCATAACCATCGAAGCCAAATGCCTCGTTTGCAAATCGTGCCAGCTCTTCACTGACAGGATCATTCTCAACGCCTGCCTCAAATCGCCAGGTTGCAGAGAGCAAAGTTTGTCTGAGCATATGCCAAGAGCGACGGACAACCGGGTCCGTCCTCAACATCTCCTCAGCTGCTCGAACCCATGACAAGCCGGTGAGACTTGTGTTTTGTTCATAGCCCGAGATGGTACCACCGGACAACTGAGTCCCTGTGATACCCAATGTTTTAAATCGTGGGTATTTGGCTCGTAAGTGTCTTGGAGCTTCGTCATCTCTATGCATAACAACCTCGGTGATCAATATCACTTTGGTCATATTATCATTTTGATAACGCTATTTGTCAATTATCTTTTTGATAATCTTCCTCGAGAAGTGCTTGAACGATCTCAAGAAACAACCTGACTGACTCCTCAAACTCATGAGGAGGGAATTCCTTTGATGGTTCAATGATCATCCTTTGAACTAAGTCAAGGATAAGTTTCTTTTTTGCTGGTGTCATAATTCAATCCTTTAAATGTGCAAGGCTTTCTCTCATGTATCTTGTTCTTGAGAATGCTGTATTCATATTGATGCCGAGTATATTTGCAATGTCTTTGGTAGTGTATCCAAGAGCAACATGCTTCAAAATATCCTTGTGCTTGCTTTCCTTTATGAGCTGTCTGCAAAACACATAATCAGTCATGTCACTTTCTGAAGGCTTATACTTTTGAGCATACACATCCATTATTCGACTTGTGATCTTCAGATGACGAACCTTGTTGAGATAAATACGTTTCATGACAACAGTGACAAAACCTTCAAGGCTCCCTTTCTGTTTGTACCTGTCTTGTCTTTCCATAATTCTGATAAGAGTATCTTGCACTAAGTCCTCAGCCTTCTCCACATCTTGAGTCAGCTTTAAAGCTTGGTACAACATGAACTCACTCTCATATAGTTTTAATATTTCTTTGATCATTAAAACTCTACTTTTCTTGATGAGCCAACCTTCACTTTTCTGTTTGGTTTGCTCTTTGGTTGATAGTTACGTGCTGACTCTGTCCAATGATGGAAGATACAATCATATCTCAAAGCATCAAGAGGATCCTCACGTCCGTCTTTTTTGGGTTGCTCCTTGTTATCCCAAGCATATGACAACAATGCTTTTCTGATTGAGTTGCCGCTTGCTCTCTCTCCCTTCTCCCATACCTCACGAGTGATCAAGTACTTGCCTGAGTTGAAAGCTCTTTTCAATCTCTGCACTCCATTGAGCACATCAATCCTCACCGGGTCCGTCGTTGACCTCATTGGGAGTCCTATTCCTCCCTCATCAGGATGCTTGCGAATCATACGAAAAGCAGAGAGACCAGTGTGATCAGATCTTGCTTTGCCTGCTTTATCTGCAACACCTGTGTCAAGCCAAACTCGTGAAGATGGTGCAAGGTCCATCAAGGCACGAGGCCACGCAAAAGCAAGGATCATCTGACTTAGCTGCTCGATGGTCACTTCCTTGGGGTTGAATTCATGGATGATGATTGAGGCTTCTCTCACCTCGTCATATACGATCACCAACACACTCGGCTTTCTGAATCCCCAGTCAATTGCAATTCGTCCTGTCATGGATGGATCATATTTGAAGTCATCAATGACATGTTTCTCATGATCAAACTCAGAATACACCAACCCGCTCGGAGGCTTCGGCTTATTCATGACCATTGCTTCACGTTCATCAGGAGGGAGAAGCTTTGTTGCTTCAAACCATTCTTCACTCAAGTTGTCTTGATTGACATATGAGGAGAAGAACAACGGTTGACAATTGGCTTGTTCTGCTAACTTACACCACCAAGCATCAATGACAGGCAACCCAACGAGGATCATGATTGGACTTGGTCCACTTCTCAAACGACCAAGAGCCTTGTGAGCAACCTCGGATGTCAAGGTCTGACATTCATCAATCATGCAGACACCACTCGTCACATTCAAACCTTCAAGAGGATTGTGGGTTGCTTCTCTTGTACCTGGTCGATAATAGGAACGACACCAAACAGTTGACCCGTTCTCAGTATCTGTCCAAAGTTTATTGGTGTGATTGTACGTCCATCCAAGAGGAGTCAACCACTTCTCAATCTCTGGCATCAGCACCGAGTTATACCTTGGGGTTGTGTCAGTCACCATCAAGGACGATGTACCTGGTCTCATCTTTGACACGAGCAACATGGAAAAGACGAGAGCTGAGGTCTTACCACTTCCCCACCCGCAACGAGCAGCAATGACTTTGTCTTGTCTTCCTATTGCTTTTATGATTTGTGTTTGGAGCTCATTGGGGTTGATGTCAATCATTTCTTTGGTTTCAATCCTTTGGTGGAGAGTGCTTGTTGTACTTTGGTATATAGGTTGTATCCAAGCAATGATCCCATGAGTTCATCCTTGGTGACTTGGCTTTCAACTTTCAACTGAGGATAACGTTTGACAAAGGCCATCTTATGAGCATGAGCAACCTTGATGTCAAGAGTGACTACTTGTTGAATCTCATCCATGATTGTCTTACGTCGTTTGTCACCTCCCTTGTAATAACTCACGAAGTACGCTTCCATTTGCTTGAATAAGTCATGCGAAGGATCTGCCCAAATCGTTGTCCCATTATTCGAGACCTCGGATGTCAATGGATATGAGTATCCATTGTATCCAAGGTATCTACAATCATCTTCCCCGGTTGCAGATTCCCAAATGACAGCTGCCATCAATTCTTTTTTCTTCTTCTCTTGCATGCTTGCTTTGTTCAACTTGTCAAGCTTCTCCTTCATCTTCTTGCTGATCTTGGGAGTCTTGGGATCTGATCCAGTACTGTCACCTTTCTCGGCTTTGATTGGAAGCTGTAACTGATCTTGTCCATCCTTGTCATATGCAAGTTGCTCCTCAAGTTCACGAGTCACTTTGAGCTTGAATAAAAACTTGTACTTCTTGAAGATCTCCTCATCAGAATGCTTGAAGTTCATTTTCTTCTTCAGTGCATTGTCAATCAAGTCAGATACTTCTTGAGGCATGTTGTCAATAAAGAACTCTCTCACTTCTTTGAGGTCGAGTACTTTGGTCTCTTGATCCTTGCTGCCATCTTCTATCATGAGAGTGTCACGACCTTCATTGGGGAATACTCCATAGTTTGTTTTTGGATCATACTCTGGAGGGACAACGATGATCTTGACTTGGCTCATGACTTCATCTGCAATGATTCCCCATTGCCTTGACGCACGTTTGCCGGTTTCAAGGTTGTACAATTCGTTTTTATATTTTACTGCAATGAATCCACTATTATATGATAATGCATCAAATCTCTCCTGCATCATGCCATATTCTTTTGATTCCCTTTTATTGAGAACATTTTCTTTTGTTACATAAGTAATAATTTTAAATCCATCAAAGTCAATTTCTTCAACCTTCTTAAAACCAATGTATAAAGATTCATAATCAAATCCATGAGAGACCTTGTATTTATGTTTACTCTTTTTGTCTTTGTGGATGATACGTCCTACGGAAATAATAGTATTTAGATTATAAAATCTTTTATTTATATAATAACCATATGCTCTATCTTGAAAACTTCTACCCCGAGCATCCTTGCACCATGTTGAATCATGTTGGTGCATGCCACAAAAATATACAATCGTTCCTTGATCCTCAATAATATTATGTTTTCTTTTCTCAGCATTCCACCACTTGACTCCCTCGAATCCTCCCTCATCTTCATATGTTGCTTCAAGCTCCTTCAATGATACTACTTGCTTATAAACAAACTCATACTCTCCATCATCTTGACGTTCATATACAGGGATGTGACGAACTCCAAATTGCTTCGCTTTCTTGTTGTAACACAACCAAATCATGTTTCCATCTTCTGACTCTTTGGTCCATGAGATGAACACGAGACCATAATGATTAAAGCTTGATGCCGTTGCTTTGATACCAATACCAAAGTTTTCGTGATGACCTCCTGAAGCCTTGGATGATGAATTATATTTATTGATGTATTGCAAGAGTTCTTTTGCATTCATACCACAACCATTATCAACAATTGACAATCTGTTGACTCCACCAGGTAAGGAGGCATGATCTTTCATTGCAAGTGGACAAGGCTCAACTCGAACACGTGTTGCACCTGCCTCGATTGCGTTCTGAATTGCTTCTCTTAAGAATTGCATTGGTGCGACTTGTCGACCAAAGCGAATCATTGTTGATGATGGTGAGTCATCTTTGATAGGTGTGAATTGACTTCGTTTCATATTCATGATATTCCTTTTTTATTCAATTCCCCAACTCAATTTATATTTATAGAGTTGTAACTTAAAATACTTGTGAGTTGGGCAGTTGGAGTATGTTAAGACATGAGAGCATCAATCAGTTTCCTTTTTCTGATTGGTGCTTTCTTGTTTAATGATATTGGTTAGCATACCGGCAACGACATCGACACCAGTTTGTTTCGTGACATTGACATCAAGCTCACGCTTTTGTCCCCAGCGTTGAGGGAAGCGTCTCTCAAGGATCCAAGCTGACGCTCTCCAATCTCCATACGAGCGAATGTTCTCAAGGAGAGCAGCCTCAACATCCGACACAGTTGCATTGACTAATTCTTTAAACTCAGGAATCTCATCCATCCATCTATAATATGTTTGCCTGCTGATGTTGGCAGCTTCACAAGCGGCTTCAATGGTGCATGCTTTCCTCAAGTATGTGCAGATAACCATCGCAACATCATTCGAGTACTTGTATCTCGCGCGTGTATGCGTTGATTGTGTCACATTTGTAACATCTTCTTGATGAGACATGGCCTCTCTCCTTCCAAATTCAGTCAATCGTTTTG